TCAAGGTGTCGGGAGTTCGAATCTCTCTTGGGTCACCAACAAAACCACTTTTATTTTGTCGGGATAAACGGTCACGTTTTTAACGGCAAGCTCAAACAGGGTCTTGATAAATTCAGGGCTCTGTTTTTGTTTGAGTTGTTTTTGAAAAGTATCAATGATTTTATCGATATCAAAAGTCGTAGACTGTGCGACAGCCTGTCTGTCTTCGGCTTCTTTAATTTGCGTCCTGAGCCGCAGTATTTCTTCCTTGATTTGAGCCATTTTTGCAGATGTAAATTCATCTTCCCGATCGGCCATATATAGATCATACAGCTTATCAAGCCGCTTAGAAGCGTCGCTTTCCTGCTTTTTTAGCCTTTTTACCTGTTCTGTATAGTCCGGAACTTTGACACCCATGTTGTTTTTAGCAATAATTCTTTTTATCTGTTCATGCGCGTCCGAAGCCGTAAATAATTTGCGGATTAGTTGGTATACTGTGCTTTCAATATCATCACGATTGATAAATTTCTGCGGGCATTTCTCGCCTCCGACAAGACGTCCTTTTGGACATCTGTAGTAATAGTTCTTTATACCACGGCTGTTTTTCGTCGAGTGTGCGACCATAGCAGACCCGCATTGCCCGCAATATATAAGACCTGATAAAGCATAGATAGCTTTTGCTTTTCCTGCTCCTGATCTCCGTTTATTCTGATCCAATTTAACCTGCACCTCCTCAAAAATATCCCTTGAAACAATGGCCGGAATAACATTTTCAAAATACTGTACATTATCGCTTGTTTGATGAGTATTTCGCTTTCCTTTACGGAATAGCGTTTTGCCGAGATAGAGGTCCCCGACGTATTTTCTATTCCGCAAGATTTCATAAATAGAAGCAATGGTAAATTCTTTTCCTGCGCGATTTCGGTAACCGGCATTAAAAAGCCGCTTGCGTATAACGCCGTAATGAACACCTGCGGAGTACCAGTCAAAAATCATACGGACGGCGGGTGCCTCGTTCTCATTGATGATTAGCTTTTTATCAGCATCGATAGAAAAACCGTAAGGTGGACGACCACCTGTGCATTTACCTTGAATTGCGTTTTCACGCAGGCCCTTTTTGATTTCGTTTGAAAGATTCCGCGAATAGTAAGCGGCCATGCCGACCAGCATAGACTCCATCATCTGCCCTTCAGGGGACGTGCTATCGATATCCTGCCGGCTGTAAGCATATTTTACACCTGCCTCTTCCAGCTTATGCTTTGTTATGTAATAGTCAAGCTCATTCCGGGCATTGCGATCTATTTTGTGAAATACTACGACATCAAATTTTCCTTTCTGCGCATCTTTTAGCATAAGTTTATACTGTTCACGGCCGATAGTCGTAGTGCCTGATTTTGCTTCATCGGCATACTTTGCAACAATAGCGTAATTGTGCTTTTTGCAGTATTCAGTACTGTCTCTGAATTGCGCAAGAATAGATTCTTCGCGTTGGTTTTCAGAAGAAAAACGTGCGTATAAAGCGGCTCTAAGCATAAAAAAAAATCAGCTCCTTTTTAGAAATGGGCTGATTATGCTATAATTATAGAGTAATCAGCCCAGGGTGGGTTATTACATCTTCCCGCTATCGTACCGTTAATACGATAGCGGGATTTTTATGCTGCTATTTTTCTTTCACGTACGTAAAGTAGATCCACAATAAAATTAAAAATACTATAATACTACTCATTAGCAAACACTCCTTTTACAATCAACTTTCAAGCAAAGTGGCTTCCTGAATTAATTCTTGCACTATCTTCTCATTACATTCTTCAACAAGTGACTTCATCCGGAACAAATCAATAATTCCCCAGATCCCAAAACCGGCGCAAGTGATCCAGTATAAGATGTTTTTGATAGGCTGCCCAAGATAGAAATAGTGGATACCACACAAAATCCAGCAGATGTACGCCATAGACGTCTCTTTTTCTTTCGTATTGAGCTTACTCGTCACGTAGCTTTTCTGCGTCGGCGTCAGGTCCTTTAATAGTAATAACGTTGTTACTGTCATTTTAAAAGTCTCCTCTCTCATAAAAAATTATTGTATCTCGGACTGTCTTAGTACAGCTAACCCTAATACTTTTATGCTTTCGCAATTGCCTTCGGTAAAAAACATAGGCGCGTATTTACTATTAGCTGACGCCAGAGACACCGTTTTGCCAGCCTTATAAAAACGTTTTAGACATACTTTTTCATTGTCTATTTCAACGCAAGCTATTTTACCGTTTGGCACTTCGGGCATCGATTTAATAAAAACTATGTCGCCGTCGTTGATGTTTGCGTCGATCATACTGTCGCCGCGAACGGTAATGCAGAAGTCGACATCATATTTATTCTCTACGTCATAGTATGGTGTATCTTGATTGAGATCTTCAAGCGGCTGCCCGGCGGCCGCGTATCCCAGCATGGGGACTTTTTTAAATTGCGGACGGTGGGTGCCGGGTGGGAGATCTATAGATAATTCAGGTCCTTTTTGCTCAACACCTGTAAGTAACCAGCCTTCGTTTGCGTTTAATGCTTGTGCTATTTTTGTTAATTTCCTCTGCTTCGGTATGTAATCGCCTTTTAGATATCTGGATATAGAAGACTTATCTATTTTCGTAATATTGGATAAGTCTATAGGGCGCATATCTGCATTAATCAGCAAAGTCTTAAGCCTATCAGCGAATGTACCCATTGAAAATCCTCCTTACGTAAACTTTTGATTTAATTATAAGGTATTTGTTGCATAACTGCAACTAAAATTTACAATTTTGAAAAAAATAGTTGCATTAAGTAAACCTGTGTGGTATAGTTGAGAAAACACAACGAAAGGAGGCGAAAATATGAAATACGACTACCGACGATTAAGGGGTTTGATAAAAACTCGATTTAATTCAGAGAGCGAGTTCGCAAAAGTCTTGGGTATGAATAGGTCTACACTTTCGCTTAAATTGTCGAATGAACGAGACTTCACAAGAGCGGATATTCAAAGAATTTCTAAGGAACTCCTTATTCCGCTCGACGAGGTAGGGGTATATTTTTTTACCCCCGAGGTTGAGAAAAAGCAACAATATACGCGCTAAAGATCAAAAAGAAGTGAGGTGAAGAAGAAAATGGATAAAGAATTATTAGATTTCGGGCAGTATCTTGAATCGATGCTTAGCGAGACACAAATTAGGATACTTGCTATTTGCTTAACCGAGTCAATCCCGGTCTGCTTCTACGGCATCGGCCTCGGGAAGTCTACACTTGTAGAAATTCTACGCAAGGCCAATTTTGAAGAGGTCTATGCGCCGGAAGACTGCGACAGCTGTAGCGATCAGCTGTCTGTCTTAGATAAACCAGGCGCTGTAGCGCTGTGCATGAAAAAAGGATCTTTCGATAGACCATTACCGGAAAATCCTTTTTCCAAAAGTGTCATTTATGCAGTTCTCGCGGGCGTTTTAGCACATACACGTTGAACTCATAATTTGACTCTTTGCCTAAATTTTTACCGCAGAGCCTTGCTTTATATCCGCAAGCTTCCATAGCTTCGCTAAAGCACTGGGACGTAACATGCTCATCTTTAGACTTTACGAGTCCGGTAAAGTGCTGCTTTAGACCATAAGCCGATACATTCTTGTTATACGCGCGGCGTTTACTGAAATGCGAAGCGATGTACTGCAAAAGCTGTTCCTGCATAGGCTTAGATAAATCCCTGAAATGGTAAATGTTTGGCATATTATCGCACCTCCTCTCTAAAACAATTATAGAGGGGCGTGCGAGGTAAAGCAAAAAATCACATTAATTTCTTCTCTCCATTGAGCCGCTCGTAAATAACAGGTTGTTATTGTCGTATCCATTGTGAACTGTGTTATGCTCGACAACTATTAATCCAGGCGGCTCAACGGAGAGAAGAACAAAAGAAAGAGGTGATTAAATTTGAGAGTTTCAGACGAGCTGCCGTCGGTTATTGAAGTCAGCTATCAACCGCCAGGAGAAGAAGCAGATTTTCACGAATACAAGTTGGCGAAGTGGATTATGAGTTTATCGAAAGAACAGGAGGATTCAACATGATTGACAGAATGATGAATTGGCTGTGGTTATTCGTGTTTATCACGATGATTGTCGCAGTCGTGGAGAAGCTGTCATGCGTACGTTTTTAATCGCATTTACAGCAATCGTTCTTTTAGCCGGTTACGCCGTACAGCCACCGGAAAAGACAGTACTGTACAAAGTAACTGTCCCGAACGGCGAAAGTGTCTGGGATGTCTGCGCGAAAATCGCAAGCAACAAAGACGATGTGCGGGAAGTAGTCTACAACACGCTAAAAGAAAACCACATAAAAAATCCTGGCAGCGTTCAGCCGGGTACGGAGTTAGTCATTAGAGTAAAGGAGATGAAGTAATGGATGAGAAAACTATTTCGGTGGCACTTACCGAAGATGACTGGTATTTATTGCTTAGGACTTTAGCTGCTGTCAAAAAGTGCGCACCGATGTCTCTTGAAATTGCTCTTAACTGTATCAGCTACAGAATAAAAACCGGCTTGGAAGAAGAAAAGAATAAAATTTTCTAATGCTGAAAGGAGATAAAAATGGCGTGTAGGGGAGATGTCGATACCGAAGATGTAGATATGGTAGCACAAGTGTCCCGTAGCGGGGAGTTCATACTGTGCGGATATCTTAAAAACTTCGAACGCAGCATGTCTAGTGACCAGAAAGAAAAAGTGATTGCAGCTATGGATTTCTTTGAAATGTTAGCGGATCACTTAGAAACACTAACGGCAGCTGTTGAGGCTATGAATTACAGAGAGGAGATGTGTGAATGCGGAGAAGACTATTAACTATTTTATTCACATTGTTAGCGCCGCTTGCGGCACAAGCGGAATGGCTCATCGCAGAGTGCAGCGCTTATACGCCTTACGATTGCGGGACTATTACCGCAACGGGCGAAACAGTCCACGTCGGCGGGGTCGCTTGTAACTTCCTGCCGTTCGGTACGGTAGTCGTTATTGACGGCGTGGAATACGTCGTAAACGACCGCTGCGGTATAGATAATTGCATAGATATTTTCATGGAAAGCTACGAAGAAGCGATTCAATTCGGACGAAGATACAAGGAGGTTTATATAAAAAGATGAATCCGATTATACAACCAATCATTAATAAGTACGTTGTGCTGTATGTGGCGCATCCTTTTGGCGGGGATTTAAACAACGTCTGCCTTACGGAATTTCAACTGTCAAAACTACAAAAATTGTTGCCCCAGCATACCTTAGTATCGCCAATCCACAACTGGGGATATCTGGAGTATGGGATGACGAATCGGGTAGCGGCAATCAGCGACTGCGTAAACCTGCTTCTCCGGTGTGACGCTCTCGTATTAACAGGTCTTTGGAATGATTCAGCGGGTTGCCGGGCAGAGTACATTGCGGCAAAAGTAAAGGGCTTACCAATTTTCACTTTCGACGGTGACGATCTGCAGTCTATACAGAAAGGAGAGTTTATATCAAGAGATGAATTTTAAAAAGATTTATTCGCAAGCGCTTAAAACTATTTTAGGCGGAAGAAAAGGGGTAGTTCTCAGGCAGTTTACAAAATCTGCAGACGGTAAGGACCTGCTCACGTTTGATAATTACGGTCTATTTTTCATACCAGAAGAGCTAAATATATTCGCAGAGCATGTCGGGATCTCGTTATCCGCACACGATGTGTGCAAGTTCATTCCGAAAAAGGATGCAGTACTCACAACTCTACAACCGACAAGCACTGTTATTGGAAAAAGGCCGTGCGGGCGTGTATTAGAAAACCCGGACGGCAGCGAATATCAGTATCTTCTCGATGACAGCTATTTCGGATATTTCAACCGTGACGCGGAGATTAAGGTAAACCTGGCTGCAAAAACATCGGTGTTTTACATCTTCGAAAACAACGAGTTAGTGTGCGTCGTCGCACCGATACGCAGAAAGAAATGAAAGGCGGTGATGTAAATTGCTTGTTAGTACAAGTAAAAAGCCGTCCGGCTGCTGGAACAGTCGAACGGCAAAAACAAACACTTACTAATTTATTATAGCACAAATGAAGGAGACAGAAAAATGATTAGAATCGAAATTGATGCAAATGACGTAGTTGAATTAAAAGCGCAGCTGAAAGGACTCTTAAACGAACCGGTTAAAAACACAGTAACAGTCACACCGGAAAGCGTTACAGTTACCGCTCCGCAGGTTAAAGAAGTCAAGGCGCCTAAGGCAAAGAAAGCAGAGCCCGTAAAAGAAGAACCGGTGAAAGCGGCAGCTGCAGATGTGCTGACGGAAGACCAGAAGACTGAACTGCGTACGCTCTGCGCTGAGTATACACATAAAGTTTCCGACGGCAAAGAACGAATCAAGCAGTTTTTGAAAGATAAAGGACTTGCTAAAGTAACTGAGCTCAATCCGGCTGATTTACCTGAATTTAAAGCGATGGTGCAAATCTGATGGTGCATGCAGTTTTAAGCGCATCGGCCAGCTCCCGATGGTTGCACTGCACGCCGTCGGCGAGGCTGGAGAAGAAGTTTCCGGACACGTCAAGCCCTTATGCGCTGGAAGGCTCACGCGCGCATGAAAGGGCAGAGTACTTCTTGAATCGTTTTTTAAAAACCGGAGATTCCAACGTAATTATACGCGAAGACGTCGAGATGAACGATGCCGTACAGATCTACGTCAACATCTGCATTGAGAAAATCAACGAAGCGAGAACTGCTTCTCCGGATGCGCAGATCAAAGTTGAACAGCGGCTGGATTTCTCCCGCTGGGTACCGGAAGGTTTCGGCACGGGCGATATGGTCATGGTCTCGGATAAGTACTTTGAAATCGTCGATCTCAAATACGGAAAAGGCGTTCCCGTATCGGCTATCAACAACAGTCAGATGCGGCTGTACGCACTCGGAATGTACGAGGCGTTTGGCTATCTGTACGGAGCCGATGAGGTCAGAATGACGATTGTGCAGCCGAGACTTGACAGCGTTTCGACTGAAACCATCTCGGTTGATGAACTGCTTAGCTGGGGCGAAGAAGTCAAAAAGAAGGCAAAAATTGCTTTTGCCGGTAAGGGCGAGTTCTGCGCAGGCAATCACTGCCGATTCTGTAAAGCAAGGAATACTTGCCGAGCCCACGCGGAATATGAGCTAAAAAATGTCAAAGAGGATCTGCAGACAGCAGAGCTGGAAGACTTTGAAATTTCGGATATTCTGCTTCGTGCTAAAGGTATCAAAACTTGGCTTGACGGTCTGGAATCATATGCGCTTGGAAAAGCCCTTGACGGCTACGACTGGCCGGGAATGAAACTTGTCGAAGGCCGAAGCAATCGGAAGATAACGGATGACACCATTGCGGCGAACAATCTTTTGAACGCAGGTTTCGGAGCTGACGAGATCTACAAGCCGCAGGCACTACGGTCGATTACCGACTTGGAAAAACTCTGCGGAAAGAAAATGTTCAGTGAGCTGATGTCCGGAGTGATTGAGAAACCGCCGGGCAAACCGACGCTGGTCTCTGCAGATGACAAACGGCAGGCATTAGAAATAACAAATATCAGAAATGATTTTGACGAAAGTCTTTTATAAAAAAGGAGAAAAAACAATGAAAAGCATTAAATTTGTAACCGGATTAGTCAGATTGTCTTACGCGAATATTTGGGCGCCGAAAGAAGACCTTAGTGGTCGCATGCGTTATTCGGCGAGCTTGCTGATCAAGAAAAGCGACACGAAGACCATCTCGCGTCTGAAAGCGAAAATCAAAGAACTCATCAATGACGAAGAAGCTAAGAAAATTCTTGGCACGCGTGGTAAAGATATCGACCTGCCGCTGCGCGATGGAGACACCGAACGCGAAGGCGACGCTAACTACGCCGGACACTATTTTCTGAATGCGAAAGCAACAGAAGATTATCCGCCGAAAATTCTCGGCACGGACGGTGAAGAAACTTTCGATAAGTCCGAAGTGTACAGCGGGTGCTACTGTCAAGCTGTTCTGTACCTGTTTGCGTACAATCAGGGCGGTAATCGCGGCGTAGGAGTCAGCTTGAGCGGTCTGAAAAAGATTAAAGATGGCACACCGCTGTCCGGCGGAAGCGTATCTGCCGGTGACTTCGACGATGATCTTTTAGGCGCTGACGCCAAAGATGACGATAATGATGATATTTTTTAAGGAGTAAGTGCTGTGGACACACTGGCAATCGATCTGGAGACGTACAGTGACAACGACATCAAGTACGGAGTTTACAAATATGTAGACTCGCCGAACTTTGAAATCTTGTTGATCGGATACAGTTTCAATGACGAACCGGTGCAGGTAATAGATCTTACTAAAGAAAAGATGCCTGCGCGGATTGCACAGGCTCTTTTCGATAGCAGCCTCACAAAGACGGCGTTTAACGCGAACTTTGAAATTACCTGCTTTAAAAAGATATATCCGAAGCTGCCTGCGGAGCAGTGGGAGTGTACAAGCGTACTGGCTCTGTACAATTCATTGCCGACGAAACTTGCGGATGTAGCTGCCGTGCTGCGCCTCGGCGCGGATAAACAGAAAGACACGCGAGGCAAGGCATTAATCAACTACTTTTCTAAGCCCTGCAAACCGACCAAAGCAAACGGCGGCAGAACAAGAAATTTACCGGAACATAATCCCGAAGCGTGGGCGCAGTACATCGAGTATAACCGGCAGGACGTCGTTGTCGAGAAAGCTATACGGCAGAAACTATTATCTCTGAAACCCCCGGAGCTTGAACATAGATACTGGCTCATGGATCAGGAGATTAACAGCCGCGGTGCCCGAGTCAACACAAAACTTGTCGAAAACGCTATCCGCATAAACAAAGAACACAAAGCGAAACTGCTGGCAAAAGCAAAAGAGCTTACCGGACTCGAGAATCCGAACAGTCCCCTGCAGCTTACAGCGTGGATAGAAAACCGGCTTGGTGAGACCGTCGAATCAATAGACAAAAAAGCGATTGCGGAACTCTTGAAAAAAGACATTCCGGACGATGTGCGTGTCACGCTTCGGCTGCGTCAGCTGCTCGGCAAAACGTCAATCAAAAAGTATGAAGCGATGCAGAAAGCGATGACATCAGACGGTCGTGTACACGGCATGTTCCAGTTCTACGGTGCGATGCGCACTGGCCGTTGGGCGGGACGTATCGTACAGCTGCACAATCTGCCGCGGAACAGTATGAATGCACAGGAGCTTGATACCGCCCGGGCTTTCGTCAAAAACGGCGATCTCGAGATGCTGGAACTCTGTTATGACAATGTACCGGATACTCTATCGCAGCTTGTCCGGACGGCAATTACCGCAAAGCCTGGCTGCCGATTCATCGTCGATGACTTCTCGGCCATCGAGGCGCGTGTCATTGCATGGCTCGCCGGGGAGAAGTGGCGGCAGGACGTCTTTGCCGAAGGCGGTGACATCTACTGCGCTTCTGCTTCAGCAATGTTCGGCGTTCCCGTTGTCAAACACGGCGAGAACGGGCACCTGCGGCAGAAAGGAAAGATTGCCGAACTGGCGCTTGGTTACGGTGGCTCCGTCGGCGCGTTAAAACAGATGGGCGCCGACAAGATGGGTCTTTCCGATGACGAACTGCAGGACATCGTGACGAAATGGCGCGCCGCATCACCGGCGATTACTAAATTCTGGTGGGATGTAGACAGCGCGGCTAAAAAAGCAATCAAGACCGGCAGTACAGTCAAAATCAAGCAAGGACATCTTGCTTTCTGCCGAAAGCAGGGCGCACTGTTTATAGAGCTCCCGTCCGGCAGGCATCTTGTGTATATCAAGCCGGAAATCGGAGAGAACCGTTTCGGCGGGGAATCCATCTTATACCGCGGCATCGAACAAGGCAGCCGAAAATGGGGCAGATTAGAAACCTACGGCGGCAAGCTTGTCGAAAACATCGTGCAGGCCGTTGCCCGCGACTGCTTGGCAGCAGCTATGCTGCGGCTCACGGAAGCCGGATACAAAATCATCATGCACATACACGATGAGGTCGTCATGGAAGTGCCCGACGGCGTAGGAAGCCTTGCCGAAGTTACAGAAATTATGTCGAAAAACGAGCCGTGGGAAGCCGGTCTGCTAAAAACGGCAGATGGCTTTGAATGTCAGTATTATATGAAAGATTGAGGTACTAAAAAATGAACAAAATACAAATGGAACAGCAGATCAAAATCGCAAAGGAAGGAATTGAAGTACTTGATAAATGGGCCGAAACGCTTGACGCTGAAGCACTGGAAGAAAAGCGAGAACAGATAGAAAAAGCAAAAGCTTATTGCGAAGACTGCTTAGAGGCGTCGCAAACACTTATTGATGCTATCGAAGCAACAGAACCGAAGAAAGAAGAAGTAAAGAAAGATGAACCGAAGAAAGAAGAAAAACCGAAGCGTAAACGAGCTCCGGCTAAGAAGAAAGAAGAACCTATTGTCGAACCTTGCCCGCCGGCTGTTGCGGCAGATGATTTAGATGACTTATTCTGAGGCGGATTATGAGAATTATCAGTCAATACCGGAATAATCGGTTATTCGAAGTCGTGCGCGCGTTTTACAACAACGGGGAGTTAATCCCGGGTGCGCAGTATTGTGATCAGGAATGCCTGCAGGTACACACTGCCTGTGGGCACGCCTTTCACTGCCGCTGGCGCTTTCAGTGCAGCATGCGCGGCCTCAGCGATGAGGGGTCCGCATATACTTGCCCGAAGTGCGGAAAACGTTTGTGGAAAGGCACATATGACACTCCGTGGCTTGACTTGTGCGAATCCGGGCGTAAACGTGTACTCGTACCGTACCGTATCGAGCTGGAAGCGAAAGAATACAAAAATTATCTGGACATCCGTGCGGAAACGCTGAATGTCGATATTGAGTCGCCGATTGACGTGTCCGTGCATACTGTCAAAAAATACTCTCTGCGTTTTGATTTCAAAAGCCGGGAGACGATTTACATAGAACACGGCGCCCGTGGACGCGCAGTACTTACGCGGACTTTATGGCCGCTGAACAGGATAGCAAGCGATAAAACGAAGTTTTGCATGAAAGATACTGTTTTTCACTACCTGAACGCGGAAAGCAATATTCATCATACAGAAAGAATCCTGATAAACAGCTTTTTCAAAGATGTTGTCAGATGTTTTAATCAAAAGCTGTCTGATACTGTCGGATATACTGTTAAATCCGCGTATATGCCGACCAGCTTACAGGACGGTCACAGCGTTTTTGACTACTGCTTTTCAAATTTCGCATGGCGCCTGCGTTATCCGGACGCAAGAAACCTGACAACGGAAGAAATCAGGATGTGTCCATATGCAGATGACCCGGTAATGCGCTTGTTTGACGAACGAAAGCCATATCTGCAGACTGCGCGTGAGATTTATCGTTTCCCGGATATGCCGGGGCTGAACGCCCGTCTGGTCAAGTGCCCAATTAATTTTTTAAATATAATCCGGACGGCGTGGCCGATTTTACACGAGATAGACAACAAATACAAACTCTTAGATACACTTCTGCAGAAACGGTATGATATCGGTTTCTACCACAGCTTAGACAGTTATCTCCGATCCCTACGAATAATCAGGCATACCCGGGGCGAAGCGGCTGCGGTTAGGCTTGTGGAGCGCGAGAATGATTATATCGTACGAGATTGCAGGCATATGTGGGATCTCCTGACTCCGCAGAACAAGCGCATTTTTATCAAAGCGAAAATCCGTAGCCGGGATATTCACGATTATCTCGCGCACTTAGTAGACAGGCAGCAGCACGAGAACGTTCGTATCAAGTACAAGTCTCTGCGGGATTTCCCGTTGACGGGCAAAGTTGACGATTTAATATTCAGCCTGCCGCCGGATACCGAACAATTAGCAAATTTAGGACGCGCTATGCACAACTGCGTCGGCACTTACCGCGACCGTGTTTTATCTGACAAAGTACGCATTATCGCAGCTTTCAAAAACAGAAAGCCGGTTATTTGTATCGAGATCAGAAATGGCGCGGTGGCGCAGGCAAAACTGGTCAATAACCAGCCTGTCAGGGAGGGCGCGGAACTTAACCGCGCACTAATATCATGGGCGAAATCAAGAAAATTAACAATAGAAACAAATGATGTTCAGACAGAAAGGGAAGTGACGGACGTTGCAGCTGCAGTATGATATTGAGTTCACGATAGCGACAGCGCCGCAGCGCTTCGCTAAAAAATGGAAACACACAAAAACGACTTGGTCACATCTGCTTGAAAGGCTGTCTAAGCCGACCGTGACAGGTGAAACCGTTGCAGAATACAAAGCGATGAAGAAGACTGACAGGGACAACCGAAAAGATATCGGCGGCTTTGTTTGCGGTTATCTCAAGAACGGCCAGCGGCTCAAGCAGAACGTCGAATACCGGCAGGTTGTTTGTCTGGACGCCGACAGTCCCGATGGCGACTTTCTGACCGACTTAGATATCGGAATGGGCAACGTAGCGTGGGGGCTGTACACAACGCACAGCCACACCACTGCTGCTCCGCGCTACCGCGTGCTTATCCCACTTGACAGGCCCGTAACGGCCGATGAGTACAAAGCTATTGCAAGGCTTTTAGCAAAAGACATCAGCATTGAAGCTATGGACTCTACAACATATGAGCCCGAACGGCTGATGTACTGGCCGAGTACACCGCAGGACGGGGAGTTCATCTTCAGATACAACGACGCACCGATTCTTAATGCCGATGACGTACTGAACAGGTACGAAGACTGGCACGACACGTCACTGTGGCCGACTTCGAAAAAAGAAGCAAGTATCGCGTTGTCAACAGCTAAAAAACAAGGAGACCCGCTAACTAAGCCGGGGCTTATCGGCGCGTTCTGTAGGGCACACACGATCGAGGACGCTATAGAGTCGTTCCTGTCCGATGAGTACACCGCCTGTGCGGTAGAAGGGCGGTACACGTACGCGAAAGGCAGCACAAGCGCGGGGCTTGTCGTGTACGATGACAAGTTCGCCTATTCGCACCATTCGACAGACCCCGCAGGCGGCAAGCTATGTAATGCTTTTGATTTGGTTAGGCTTCACAAGTTCGGAGCGCTTGACGCGGATGCCGCTGAAGGCACTCCGGTAGTTAAAATGCCATCGTATACAGCAATGACGAAGCTGGCGGGAGATGACGAAGCGACAAGACGCATAATAAGCACAGAACAAGCTGAAGATATCAAGAAGAGTTTCAAAGAATCCGGATTCAGCGCCGATGATGCTGATATGGACTGGATGAGTGAGCTGACAAGAGGATCCGGGAAGAATGCACCGATACTTCCCGTGGCGGGGAATTTCATCGCTATTCTCGAAAACGATCCGCAACTCAAGGGCACTTTCGGACTCGACCTATTCTCCCGGAGGCTTATTGTCAAAAAGGATCTGCCGTGGCGGAAAAAAGGTATCGACAATATCTGGCGGGATACTGATGACGCAGGTCTGCGCAACTATTTAGCTAAATATTACGATCTGGCCGCAAGACAGGTCATCGATGACGCGTTGGTGGAAGTCATGTACAAGCACAAAACGCACCCGGTAAGAAATTATCTGAAGAACTTGAAATGGGACGGAGTCAAACGTGCAGAAACGCTGTTTATTAACTTTTTAGGCGCCAATAACTCGCAGTACGTAAAAGATGTCACGCGGACGTGGCTCAAGGCCGCTGTGGCCCGTATAGAGCGCCCGGGAGTCAAATACGACTCGTGCATAGTGCTTAGCGGCCCGCAGGGCATAGGCAAAAGTACGATTTTAGGCAGGCTGGGCGGAAAATGGTTTAATGACAGCATCGTCAGTTTTCAAGGCAAGGAAGCGATGGAACAGCTGCAGGGTAGCTGGATTATTGAGCTGTCCGAAATGCAGGCGTCTACAAAAGCGGATAACGATATGATCAAGGCTTTTCTATCCCGTCAGACAGACAAATTTCGGGTGCCTTACGGGCGGCGTACAGAAGAGTACCCGCGGCAGTGCGTTTTTGCCGCTACTACGAATGACAGCATCTTTCTTAAAGACCGTACCGGCGGGCGTCGT